AATTTACACTCACCCATAATCTCTGTTAGACAAGCAATCATATTGATCTCTTGGTCGGCAACAAAGGCTGATTGATACATATACTTTGCCAGTATCATAATCATTATAGGTTGTGTTTTGGGATCCATAGTCACTGCAAGATGATTATAAAGTTCTCTATACAATTGATTTGGATCTTTATCAATACTATCAACAACCCACTTTCTCAATGCCACGAAGTCTTTCTTCTTCAAAACATTCGTTAATTCTTTGAACGATTGTTCAGACATCGATACCAGAATACCAGTATCAATTTTACCTGATACAGAATATCTTTGTAGTTCATTGATTGTTCTACGGAAGTCTGGATAGTGTTTGATAATTAATTCTGCAAGTACCTTATCATCATAATCAACCTTCTCATTATCTAAGATATCTTTCAGTCGTTTATGAAAACCACCAGCAATCTTTGTTTTATCTTTCTTGTCTGTTCTAAAAGTAATGACCGTACACCTTGAATGAATCGGTGCAATAATCTTGTTAATGAAATTACAAGTAAAGATAAATCGACAATGTTTGGAAAATGTTTCGATAAAGTTTCTCAGTGCAGGTTGCACGGACTCTGGATTCATATAGTCGGCTTCATCAATGATGACAACTTTAGGACCAGATTCACTCAATGATACTGTCGAAGCAAAGTTTTTAATATTGTTTCGTACAGTATCAATTGAACGACCCTCATCAGAACCATTCAGTATGATATAGTCACAACCTAATTGTTCGCACAAGGCACGAGCAACTGTTGTCTTGCCCGTACCTGCTGTGCCTGATAACAAGAGATTAGGTATTTCACCTTGTGCCAGAAACGTCTTAAAGGTTTCTTTAAGTGCATCTGGTAGAATACAATCATCTATTGTACGTGGGCGATATTTCTCAACCCATAAAAAGTTATCGTTTTCGACCACGATTAACTACCGTACTTAGATGTTTGTTCTAGTGCAATCCAATACTCTACATTTTTGCTTCTATGCTTGAAATGACTGATTAATGATTTTGATATTTCTACATCATAATCACCGTCAATCAATTTAAAGTTCTCTGCCTTAAAATGGAAAGTAAAGTCTGCAGGTGCATTGTCTCCTACTTTTACTGAATAATCGTTTGATGTTGAGTTCTTACTATCAACTGCTGTTAGAAATATATCTTTACCCGATTTAGCAGTCACAGTAATGTCTGGCAATTGCATGACAGCAGATGCCTTCTTGACCTTTGATAGATCAGTTTGTGTTAGTGTAAATGACACATCAACTGGTGGCATTTTAATATCTTTTGTTGGTGATACTAACACAGATGGATCACTGAAATAGTATTTCGTTTTTGTAGAAACACCATCTTCATTGATGACCATATTTTTCTCATCGAATTTCAACACAGGTTTAGAAAATAAACCAAGAGTACCCAAAAACTCATGTAAGTCATAGATACCCATTTCTTGTGGAAATTCTTCTTCAATCTCAGCTTTTGCTAAGATGTTCTTCATTGTAGAGATAGTAGAAAGTTTCTTACCTGGATTAACTAATAAGTTTTGATTAATCTCAGCAAAATTCTTTAATACTTCTCTAGTGCTTTCGCTTATTTGCATTTTGTTGCCTTTCACTTGTTATCAATAATATAATGTAATGTATGGCTTTGAATAAATCACTTTCATTCTTGCCATTTTTCTTGCCATAACGAGCAAGATATTTCATCGCATTACCACGACAAAAATCCGATGCAATACCTATACTTTGAAATAGGTCTTGTACCTGAATATCTTTAGATGAATAGTGTTGTCCGTAAGTGGATTCAATATAAGATTCTATTTCTTTGAGAATCTTTTTTTCATCGTATTTAAACATCACTCTCCATTATATCAGGTTTTATATTAACTGTCAAGGTTTACCATTTTCTTATCCGTAAACTTAGTTCTTTCGGTTGGAAGATAAGAAAATTCAACACTAATATTATGTGGTTTAAATAACCAAGTTAGTGCATCTTTATACATTTTTTCTTTTGTATTAAACCAAGTGTTTTGAGAATCTGAATCTTTGAAATGAAACATAATCTTATAAGTATCGATGTTTATACCATCATGGATATATTCATACATTTTTTCAACAGATTCAGTAATACCAAATTTTTCAGTTGAAAATGTTCTACAAAGCACTCCTGTTTTTTTGTTTTCTTTTGCAACTTTATCTTTTAACAGTTTGCCATCATCGGTGCTTTTACCATAATCAATCCATGTAGTATCACTTGGATTTTGTTCTTCAAACATTTGTTTAGCAAGAACATTGATTTTCCTGCCTTCTGCGGAATCAACGTTAAACTTTTGTTTAATAGTTGCAATTTCTTTAGAACCAATATCATAACCTTGATTTAAAAGATTAGAAACTAATTGTGCGATTGTTTCAATATTTGTTTCTAATCTAGGGTTTTCATTTCTTGGATTTAGAAGAGCTGCTAGTAAATCAACCTCATCGTCTGACCAATCTTTGTGTAAATCATAAGGTATTTCTAAAACGGGTATTAACCCATTTCTTCCGTGTTTTGATTTTTTCGCTGCTTGTATAGAGTGATTACCGTCAATAATCATATCACCCTTTCTGCCTCGATAAACTCTATCTAATAAAACTACAACTAATAAATGTTTTAAACTATTTTTAGTATTGATAACATTTTTTATTTTAGTAATATGTTCATCATCTACTGTAATATTACGGATTTGGAGTTTGTATTCTGGTAGTCTATCTAATTCTTTAAGAATATAATCGACACCAGAATATGATCTGTCACTAGTTATTTCTGCTGCAATATCACTCATTAGTTCAGGATCTACTATATTCATAATAGGAGAACCGTTAGTTTTATTATAATACATTGTATTATTTGCAGCATCAACTTGTTTTAATAATTTGTGTTCAACTGATTTACAATAATTCACAGAACCATATTGAAGAACTTCATATTTAAATTTTGCATCAGGATTCATAAATTGATTTTGAAATTCTTTATTTGTTGAGGAATGATAATAACCGTCGTATGGTTTACCCTTATGATAACCGATATAAATCATATTGTTTTTTAAGTTGGTAAATTTGTAAACAAAAGCTTGAAACTCCTCAAAAATAGGAGGTATGATTGCTTCAACTATTTGTGGTGGTAATTTTTGCATCTATGTTTCGCCTCTTTCATAATATATTGTCTAGTATGCTATCAGGATAATCCTGACTTGTCAAGTATAAAGGGGTGGACATTGCTGTCACACCCCTAAATTTAATTATTGGATATCGATTGTTCTCGGTTTCTTTTCTTCAGGAATAATTTTCTCTAAAGAAATCTCCAATAATCCGTTCTCAAATTTAGCACCTTGAACTTTCATCTCATCAGATAGTGTCCAAGACCTTTCGAATGATCGAGTAGAAATGCCTTTATATAAAAATTCTTCATCATTTTCTATTAAATCTTTTTTAGATTTCACTGTTAGAGTATTTTCTTTAACTTCTACGTCAACAGTATCTTTACTCCAACCAGCAATTGCTAATTGAATTTTATAATTCTCACCATCTTTTGATTTGATTAAATTGTATGGTGGATATGACGGTGCAGGTGTATCTAGTAACCTGTCAAAATCGTCAAAGAGTGAATCGAAACCAATTGAAAATGGTCTCAGTTTATTAAATGTAGTTAGTGTCATTTGTTTTTGCCCTCCTTAGCGGCGTTTTATAGAACCCTTAATGGCGTTCTACTATAATATATAGTGACTATTTTTATTTTTTCAAGTGGGGGTGCGTCACCAGGCACCCCCTTAATTTGATACCGAGAGGCGGCATCTAGTAGGTCTTACGGACTGCCTACATATCTATATATGGGGCATAACGCCCCACACATTAACTTTTCTTCTTACGACCTCTAGTCTTTTTAACTTCCACGGTGGTTGTCGAATTATTACCAGTCATATTATGAATGATAAGTCCCATTGCCACAAGCAAGACTAAAGGTAGATAAAGTGTTATATCGTACATGATTAACTGTTATAGACGATCTGTCCTGTTGCAGCTAATCCAGCAGCGATAATTTCTTTAGTAGGTGCTCCGATTCTATATGATGTACCATTACCAGTTTTGTTAATGTATACCATATGACCTTTTCTTCTCAAACCATCAACGACAGTTCTTGGAGATTTAAACCCATATACATTTTGAGCTTGTGTCCATGA